GATCTGGCACAGCAGCGACTCGCACAAGGCGGATTCACCGAAGAGGAATTGACTGCCTTGAGTAAACTCGCGGGTCCCAGCGGATTGGGCCTTATCGATGAATCGGCGCAGAGGTTGATCGAGGCGATTGGAGCTTCGGCATCAGAAATGGATGCGGCCGGGGATCAGTCGGGATTGTTCGTTGAGGATCTCATGAGACTCCAGGAGCAGCTCAACAACGTGGAAGGCGCTGCTCGCGGAATGAATACTGAACTCCGATTGATGCCTGCAAATACTCGAGTGGGAGGGGTCCGAGCCTTTCAACACGGTGGGAGTTTCGTCGTGGGAGGGCAGGGCGGCCCGGACAGCCAGATGGTCTCCTTTCGGGCAAGTCCCGGTGAACGGGTAACGGTCAGTCCTCAAGTAACGAACAATATGAGCCTCACGATTCAATCGATGGCCGATAGCGAGGATCTGGTCGGACAGTTCGCCATGATGAAGGCTTTGGTGAGCGGGGCTCATTGATGGCACTCTTCAAGATCGTCACTCCCGAAGCGACCACGAATCTGGGCGCAAACCCATCCCTGGAAACCAACACGACAAAATGGTCGGCGGTTGGGTCCGGGGCCTCCATCGCCCGCAATAATACTCAAGCCCGTTTCGGCCGGTACTCTCTGGCCGTCACGACCGGGACCTCCGCTTTAGGAGGGGCTTACTACTATACGGCCGGGGCGGGGATTTCTGTCGGGACCTCGACCTCTTATACGGTGAGCGTCTATATCTACAATCCTTCGGATGATGCACGCTTGGCAATCTGGAATAACAGTTCTGTGGAGTTGGGCAATCTCCAGGTCCTCGCTTCCGCTCAATGGAAGCGAGTGGAGAAAACGATCACGACCGGAACCTCCTCCAGTATCCATGTCCGTGTCACCAATGACAATAGCGGGGTTTCTCAGGTGTTATATGTCGATGCGATTCAGGTCGAACAGAAAACCGCGGCCGGGACGTATTGCGACGGCGATCAGGAGGGATGTTCCTGGAGTGGTGTAGAGCACGGAAGCACCTCCCTGAGAGAAGCCTTTGGGCCCGGTGGAGCGATCAAGACCTTTGCGGATCTCCATGCCTCGCTCACTGATTTGGATTTCACCGGCATGGGAATGCCGCCGGTCATCGTGAATCAACAGCCCTTCGCCAAACTCCCTGGCTCGGTCTATGAGGATACTCAAGTCAGAGGCCGAGTAGCTAATCTGGTGGCTTTGGCGAAAGGTGCCTCAACCCTCAACAATCTTCACCAAGTCCGCCAGGCTCTACTGAATGCAGTCAAGCTGGATCGGATCTCGAACCCGGCTCCCTTCCGGCTGTACTACACCGCCCCAACGAACCCGGTCTACGCCGACTTTCTTTATGAAGGGGGATTGGAGGAAGGCGATCGAATGGGATTTGCCGAGACTCTGGGATTGCGGCTGTTCGCTCCCGATCCCTATTGGTATGAGGATCGGCAGCAGGTCGCGGTGATCGACTACACCTCGGCCCCCAATTGGAATCGGATCATCCGCAGAAAAGATGGGACCTGGGCATTCCCTACCGGGACCGGAGCCAATGACTTTGTGCGGGCCATCGCGATCTCCCCCAGCGGGATCATCTACTTTGGGGGTCCCTTCACCGACTTCGCCGGGGTCTCGAATTCCAAACGGATCGTCACCTTGGTCAATGATGTGATTACTGCCGTGGGGGCCGGTATTGATAACGGGAATGTTCAGGACATTGCGGTTGGTCCTGACGAAACCGCCTATATCGTCGGGACTTTCACGGCCGTCGATAATGGAACCTCTGCCAACCGAGCCGTGTCTTACACGACGGCGGGCGGCTACGCCCTTATGGGGACCGGGCTCAATGGCACAGCCCGAGCCGTAACGGTGGGGATTGATGGGATTGTCTATGTGGGCGGGGAATTCACTTCGCCGGCCACCCGTCTCGCCAAATGGAATGGGAGTGCCTGGTCGGCGGTGGGGACCGGCGCTAACGATGCGGTACGAACTCTCGCGATCGCGCCGGATGGGAATCTCTTCGTGGGTGGAAGTTTCACCAACTTCAGCGGGGTTGCAACCAATCGAGTCGCCAAATGGAATGTCACGACGGCCGCGGCCTCAGCAGTCGGAGGCAATGGTCAGTTGAATGGTCTCTGTGAAGTGCTGGCTTTCAGTCCCGATGGCAAGCTCTATGCCGGAGGAGATTTCACGACAGCTTCAGGAAATACGGTCAATCGAATCGCGGTCTGGGGGGGTTCGGACTGGCTGGCGATGGAGACCGGGGTCTCGGATACGGTCTACGCTTTCGCCTGGGTGGATGGGCAGCTCTGGCTGGGTGGAGCTTTTCTAACCGCCACCGGGGGATTGGAGATGTCCAACCTCGGGATTTGGAATGGATCCACCTTCGTGAAGACCGACATCGATCTCCCCAACACCGGCTTTGGGGGAACGAATCCGATCGTTCTCTCCTTGGGTAGCATCGGAAAGACCGTCTATGCCGGTCATTACGGAACGGGGGCGGCAGAAGCGGGAGACAAGACGACGATCAGCAATATCGGGACGGCTGCCGCTTACCCAATCGTGACCTTCACGGGACCCGGCACACTGATTTGGCTTGAGAATGCCACCTCGGGAGACAGACTGTATTTCAATTTAGAAGCTCAGGAGGGCGAGGAAATCACGATCGATTTCCGACCTCAGAAGAAATCTATCACCAGCAATTGGAGGCAGTACGCGCTGCAGCCCAAGCGGGGATCTGATTTCGGGACCTTCCGATTGCTGCCAGGCAGTAATGACATCATCGCTTATATCGCCGAAGAGACGGGAGACACTACCCTGCATTTCCGATGGCAGATAACCCATTGGTCGATTGATGGCGGCGGTGCATGACCCATGAGATTTGGCTGGCGCAGCCGGATGGAGAACCTATCCTACTCTTGGAAAACTACACCCTGCTGCGCTATACCCGGTCAGTCAATGGTCAAGGCTGGGTGCAGCTCCACCTTCCCCATGACTTCGATCTATCGGTCCTGGAGCTGGATCGATTGATCGAGATCTGGCGCTCTCCGCCGGGAGGTCATTTACAATGGCAGATGACCGGCTTCCTGAGACGCTGGGGGGCCGAGACCCTGCGAGGCCAAACCCATGTTTTTATTGAAGGGCCGGGGCAAAATCACATCATCGATAATCGGATCGTGGCCTATCTTGGAGGACAAGCTGAGACCGAAAAGTCGGGATTGGCAGATGATGTCATGAAGGCTTTGGTGCGCGAGAATGTGGCGCCCAGTTCAGGTAATGATCCGTATGGCCGTTCGAGAGTCCAGGCCAATTTCACGGTCGCGGCCGATGTGGGTGCCGGGCCTCAGTATGATGGAGACTTTCAATGGCAGGCCCTTCCCGATGCCCTGCAGGACATCTCCGATCACGCCTATGCACAGGGGATCCCAACCTACTGGGACGTAGTACAGATCTCGCCCGGCAATTTCCAGTTCCGGACCTTTGTCAACCAGCGGGGCATCGATCGGACGATAGATCCAGTGGCCCTCACCTTCGGCCAGGAATTCGGGAACATGACCGATCCTCGATGGGAAGAAGATTGGACAGAAGAGCGGAACATCATTTACGGAGGAGGACAGGGGGAAGGCCAGGATCGGGTGATCGATCCTGAAAAGGATGTGGGCCGGATCTTCCGGACGATCTGGAATCGTAGGGAGGGGTTTCAGGATGCTCGGGGAGAAAAGACCGTCCTGGGGGTTGCCAAGAAAGCCTTTGCCCGTTTGGTTTCCAGCCGGCCACGAAGACGCCTGAGCGGAAGATTGTTATCGGTCCCCGGCAGTCTCTACGACGTGCATTGGGGACTCGGCGACAAGGTTCCGGCGACTGCCTTTGGATTTCAGTTCGAAGGCTTTGTCCAGTCCATCACGATTACCTTGCGAGGAAAAGACCGCGAAGAAATCGATGCCGGGATCGAGGCGGAATATGTCAACCTCGGATAAGGATCTGAGAAGACTCATTGAAAACCTGGAAAATCATGAGGGCCGCTTGCGTCGGTTGGAGACGCAGGAAATTGGTGTAGGTGTTGGCGGTATCTGGACTCTGATCGAACATAAACTGTTGGGGTCCGATGTAGTTAGCGTAAGTTTCACTAGCATCCCCAGCACCTATAAACATTTAGCTCTATTCAGCACTTGTCAGCAAGACAGCGCCACACTTTCAAACGTGCCAATTCACATGCGGATCAACGCGGATTCCGGGTCCAATTATCTTTGGGATACGATCCACAGTTCAGATAGTGGTGGACATCCTGTCACGACAATTGATGATTCCTCCATCGCAACGAATGACCACTGGCGTTATATGTTTGCTTCCTACGACGCTGCTGACAAAGCCGGTTCCGCGTTAACGATATTTCCGCATTACAGTAGCACTATCTTCGAAAAAAATATGTTCAGCTTGGCGTTCAATCTGGCGGCTGCTATTGGAAGTCAGGTAGTAGGAATCTTTGGTTGCGTCTGGGAGGATACCGTGGCAATCAATGAGATCGGGGTTGGGTTTTTCTCTCCGGCCACTCTGAATCTGAAAACGAATTCTCAGTTTACGCTCTACGGAATCAACTGATGAGAGCCGCCCTAGTCGATACGAGTCGGTATCAAGGCATGCTCGATGCCGCGAAGATCAAGGCCGCGGGCTTCTGTGGGATCGTCTCCCGTTGCACGATCGGGTTCTCGGAGGACGGTTCCGCCGTGGGGCGATCACTCGACTTCTATCACAACAGCCAAAAGCAAGCCCGAGACAACGGCATGATCTTCGGGGCCTATCATGTCCTGTGGCCAGCCAACAAGAATCCTATCCGTGAAGCGGATCATTTCCTGGCTCGCTGCGGTCCGGTCGATCTGGCGGTTCTGGATGTCGAGCTCGACCACGGGTTGACGAAAGCCGCGATCCAGGCCCAGGCTAAGGTCTGGCTAGACCGTGTAGCTGTCGCCCTCGGAAAGCGCGTATTTGTGTACTCAGCCAGTTGGTGGTGGACAGTGGCGGCTGGCTGGGAGAAAGAGAATACCTATCCGCTCTCGGAGGCGGAGTACATCGTGAGCGCCCCCCGGGGCGGGATCACGAAAAGCCAGCAACCAGAAGCCCCCAAGGACCCCGCCTCACTCGCGAAGGGCTGGGACCAATGGGCTATATGGCAATGGACTAGCGGAGGCAAGCCGGTCGGGGTACAGTCAGAGTCGTTAGACTACAACGTGGCGAATGCGACGGAAGAGCAACTGCGAGTATTCCTTGGCTTGGAACTGCCACTGCCGACGCTTGAAGCGAGGGTGATAAAACTCGAGACTGAGGCCCGGGCGCACGGGTGGGTGATCTAATGGATCCGAACCTCGCTTTGAACCCATACTTCCAGGTAGGAATGGTGGGTGCCTTCATGGCCTTCACCCTGACCCTGGCCGGGTTCTTTGTCCGCCACATGAGCGGCAGAGACCGAGAGGCAAGAAGCGAGCGCGTCGATCGGGACAAGGATTGGCGTGAATTCCTCATTCAAGAAAGAGACACTCGGCGGGACGATAGTGAGCGGATCGTTCAACAGCTTGGGGTTAATACAAATCAGCTGGCAAAAGTGGCCGAGATCCTCACGCGGCATGACGAGAGTACCCGAGCCGCCGCCGCTAAGATCATGGCCGCGGAAGCCGTGAGGATGGTTCAGGAAGAGAAGACGTAGGCATGATCCGATGAGAACCTCACTCTCCTGTTGATCCGCTGGTTCACCGCCCCGCTGCTGGCCGCTTGCTTCGTGCTCGCCTTTTCTTTCGCCTGTGGGCCAGGGCCCGAGACCGAAACCCCGACCGTGGAGCCGACACCGATCCCGCTTCCTACGATCCCCAACTATCCCACCCCGTTCACCGTTCAGCGGGAGCCGGTTTTCAACGAGCCGATCGTAGACCGCACGAACTGGCTGATCCTGGGCGGGGATTTTCGAGCGCACCGGGTGGGTACCGGCTGGGGCAACAAGACGGATGTCATCATCCTGATCTCGATCCTGGAAACTGATCCGTTAGACATCGCAGTCATCCAGTTCCCGCGCAATCTCTACGTCCCGGTCCGGGGCTTGGAGGATCAATGGCTGTTCGCGGTCTGGGGTCGGGATGGATGGGTTGGCCTGAACCTCTATTTCCGGGAGGTCTTTGGGGTCGCGCTCGACGGCATCTTCTATACCGACATGGACCGCTTCGAGATCTTCATTGATGACTTGGGCGGGATCGCGCCGGTCGGTTCACAGCGATTGACCGGAGCCGAGACGCTGGTCTACCTGAGAGACAACCACGCGAACTGGGAGCTCGGGAGCTACGATGCCGAGCAGCGGGGCTTCCGGGTCCTGAATGCGATCTGGGGCCGGGGTTTCGAGTACGTCACAAGCGATCCGATCAGCGCGGCCGGCCTCGTGCTCTCCCGCTGGGGGCCGCTCCTACAGACGGACCTCGATAGCCTGCGGGACTTCTATGCCCTGGCCGAACTCGCCTATCGGGTGAAAACGACGGATCAGATCATGCGCTTCATCCAACTGGAGGAGCCGTACATTCTGCGCGGGGAGACTCCGCTGGGTATCCGAGGCATGGTGCCGAGCTATGACCTTGAACTCTGGATGATTGACTGCGTGTTCGATCAGATCTGCGAGGCCGATCCGTGAAAGGCGAATGGTTGCTGCCCATCGGATTCGTATTGGGCGCCTGCGGCCTGGCGACCGTGATCCTGTTGATGATCGATGAGGTTCTATTCGGAGGCGTGCTTGAATTTCGATGACCGGCACTTTGAGGTCGCGAGCTCCTGTTAGCTCGCGGAATGTCCGGCCTACTGCTGGCGTTCAGCCTGATATTCTTCCCTCTACAATCACCAGCCCAAGAGAAATCCCCTCCCGAATGGCTGATCCGGAATGTGATCCGTTGGTTGCCGCTCGTCGAGCGCTGGTATTCCGAGTTTCCAGAGCTCGATCCGGCTTGGGTCCTCGGCATGATCGCTCAGGAGAGCCAGGGCTTCCCGCACGTCTCCGATGTCACCGGGTCTCACGCGATCGGACTCATGCAGATCATTCCGCGGTCCTGGACCGGAACCCGGACGCAGCTGCAGGATCCGGGATTCAATCTGTACGTCGGGATGCGGATGCTATCGGCTACGCTCAAGCAAACCGACGGCGATCTGCGCCGGAGCCTCGGAGCCTACAATTGCGGGTTCGTAGGACTTGACGCGGGGCGCTGCGGCCGCTATGGTGGGTATGCGTATGCGGATCGGATCATTGGGTATTGGGTGCCGGTCTTCCGCATGCGGCTTTCCGGAGAGGCGTTCACTCCCGACCGTGTAGGGGATTGGCTCGCGACGCTGGGGTATCGGTGGGGTTTAGGAAAATGGCACAAACAGGAGGTAGAATATCGAGAACGCTTCTTGCGATTGGTTTGGGGACATCCGATTCGAATGGAATAGGAATAAGAATAGGAGAGAAACATGGAACTTGATCCTGGACAACTTGCACTTCTTGGTATCGTGGCCTCGGCGATCTCGGCCATCCTGCGCTTTGTCGCTGGCAGGTTAGGCTTTGAGGTCCCGAGCAACTATGCCAAGATCCTGGTGTTCGTCGTGGCCCTGGTCGCGACGGTGATCTGGGTGAAGCCGAGCGTGGAGTTTTCCGCCGATCCGCTGGAGTTCGCCTCAAACCTAGTGGCCGCCGCGGTCGCGGTCATGGGTTCAGCTCGGGCGTCCTACGAGGTACTATTGGGACGCTTGGGACTGAACAAGCTGGCCTGATCCTGAAGTCTTCCTCCTCCTCAGATCGGCGCACGGGGCCAGTCATACGGACTGGCCCTTGTGCTTAACCTCGCATCCAAGAATAGAGTAACCAGGCCACGCTCAGGCCGACCGCGAGCAAAAAGAGTTTAGCGGGAAAGTTCATGGTTCATTCTCCTGGTCCTGCTCAAGTTGTTTATTGGCGACGAATGTGCCGGCTGGTGTTCGCACCTGCCGCACATAGGTTACTTGTGAGTCTTGATCAAGTCCAAGTGCTTGTCGGATGTCCTTGCGCTTCGGTTCATAATCGGGATCGTTTGCATAGCGCCAAGCGGTTCGGGCCGGGATTCCGAGAACCCGCCCAACTTTGCGCCATGATTTGAGGTCATGGTGCATTTCCCGTAATTGGCTCCGTGTAATCATACGTTGCGTTACAAAGCGTTACACTCGCTTTGGCTGGGCTTGCTGGACTTCAGATCGTAATTCAATGAGCCAGCAACCGCCAGGGATTGACGGATCCTCCTCCACGCCCTTGATCGT